GCCTGGGGAAATATAACACGCAGGATAAGCAGTTCCGCTTCATCAATGGCTCGATCATAGACTTCATGTACTGCAAGAACGATCAGGACCTGGGAAGACTGCAGGGCGCGGAATATGATGTCATATTTATTGACGAGGCGACACAGCTTACCGAATACCAAATGAAGGTAATTGCTGCATGCTGTCGCGGCGTGAACGACTTTCCAAAGAGGATCTACTATACCTGCAATCCGGGCGGCCAGGGGCATGCCTATATTAAGCGGATATTTATAGACCGGCGATTCCTGCCGGGCGAGGATCCGGACGAGTATTCCTTCACTCAGGCTCTTGTACAAGACAATAAAGTTTTGATGAAGATGGATCCAGACTATGTAAAAACGCTGCAGGCGCTGCCGCCGAAGCTCCGCGCGGCATGGCTGGAAGGATCCTGGGATGTATTCGAAGGCCAGTTTTTCGAAGAATTCAGGGACCTGCCGGAGCATTACCAGGACCGCGAATGGACGCATGTAATTGAACCGTTTGCTCCTCCTCCGGGATGGAGGATCTACAGATCCTACGACTTTGGATATGCAAAACCATTTTCCTGCGGCTGGTGGGCTGTGGATTATGATGGAAGGCTTTACAGGATCCTGGAGCTATATGGATGTACAGGAGAACCGAATGAAGGCCTTAAATGGACACCGTATGAGCAATTTAAGAAGATTCGCGAGATTGAGAACCAGCATCCATGGCTGAAGGGCAAGAAGATAAGAGGCGTCGCGGATCCTGCCATCTGGAATTCAGAATCCGGAGAATCTGTCGCTGATGTGGCCGCCAAATTCCAGATTTATTTTGAACCGGGCGACCATGAAAGAATAGCCGGCTGGATGCAGGTACATTACAGACTGCAGTTCGATGATAACGGAATTCCGATGATGTATATCTTCTCGAACTGTAAGAACTTCATCCGGACAATTCCGCTCATGATGTATGACGAGCATACAGTGGAGGATATCGATTCAGACCTTGAGGACCATATTGCGGACGAAACAAGATACATGTGCATGTCAAGGCCGATTGCTCCGAAGATAGAGGAGCAGAAGCTGGAGATAGGAGAGGATCCGCTAGATCAGCGCGTACCAAAGCGCAAATCTATATTTATACAACACTAAGGAGTAAGAAATGCCAAGAAGAGTAAACAACCAGAATGCAAGATCGCGTGACCTGCGGCAGGACCCACAGCAGGAGGTCCGGCAGGCCGTGGATCAGGAGAACCGGCAGCAGGCAGCAGGCGATGCCTTCAATGGAGGCAGATACGGAGGGGAGAATAATCCGGACTCGCCTTTTAATTATCAGCCTACGCCGCGCGCTATGTGGGATTACGCTGCGGGTAACACTGCGCAGCCGGCAGCAGGCGACCAGGCACCAGCAGGAAGAGCTCCTGTCGGCGTCGATCAGGTAAGAATGGCTTATGAGATCCTGCAAAAGTATAAGCAAGGCAAGCAAAATCTGGAGGACAAGATTGTCAAGAATGAGAAATGGTGGCGCATGCGTCACTGGGACCTGATGGCCACCATGGAAAACAGGGACGATCCGAAACCTGCCTCCGGATGGCTTTTCAACGTGATCATTTCCAAACATGCGGACTACATGGATAACTTCCCGGATTCCAATATCCTTCCGCGTGAACCGGGAGATGTAGAGGAAGCACAGCGCTTATCATCCATCATTCCTGTAGTTATGGATCAGTGCGGATACCGCAAAGAGTATTCTGACGAGTGCTGGAAGAAGCTCATAAATGGTACCGGAGCCTATGGTATTTATTGGGACGCCACAAAGCTGAATGGATTAGGCGATATCTCTATCAAATCCATGGACCTGCTTTCAATGTACTGGGAGCCAGGCGTAAAAAATATACAGGACAGCAAACACTTTTTTACGGTAGAGCTCGTAGATAATGATGTTCTGACCAGCAGATATCCTAACCTGGTAAACAATATCGCCACAACCGATGATCCGATTATTAAGAAATATCAATATGACGATAATGTGGATACTACCGGCAAATCCGCTGTTATCGACTGGTATTATCACAAGATGGTCGGAGGAAAGAAAACGCTGCAGTATTGCAAATTTACAGGAGAAACAATCCTGTACGCGACCGAAAACATACCGGAAATGGCGGAGCGCGGCCTGTATGATCATGGCCTGTATCCGTTCGTGTTCGATCCGCTGTTCCCGATCCTGGACATGCCGTATGGCTTTGGCTTTGTGGACGTCTGCAAAAATTCTCAGGCATCTATCGATATTCTGAATAACTGCTTCGAAAAGAACGCGCAGTATGCCTGCGCTCCTCGATATCTTGCCCGCAACGATGGTGGCATAAATGAGGAGGAATTCGCGGATCCTTATCAGCTCATCGTCCATGTAGATGGAAATCTGGGAGATGATTCCTATAAGACCATAGATCCTCCGGGAATGATTAACGGCAATTATATTTCCCTCCTGGAACAGAAGATAAACGAGATGAAGGAGACTGCCGGAAACCGTGATGCAGTAAACGGAGGGACCACTGCCGGCGTCACTGCCGCGTCAGCTATTGCAGCTATGCAGGAGTCAGCAGGCAAGACTTCCAGGGACCAGATCGCCACAACCTTTGACGCGCATAAAGAAGTAGTCAACTTTGTAATAGAGCTTATCCGACAGTTCTATGACATGCCGCGACAGTTCCGCATTGTTGGCGAGGATGGGCAGCAGGAGTTTACGGAGTATTCCAACGCCGGCCTGCAGCCGCAGTACCAGGGCATGGAATATGGCATAGATATGGGCTATCGCCTTCCTGCCTTTGATATCAAGGTTGAGGCGGAAAAGAGCTCGGCATATTCAAGACTCAGCCAGAATGAGCTTGCGCTGCAGTTCTACGGATCCGGATTCTTTGCTCCGCAGAATTCCGATCAGGCGCTCGCCTGCATCAATATGATGAACTTTCAGGGCAAACAAGAAGTAATACAGCGGATTCAGAACAATGGCACCATGTATGAGAAGATGCTGCAGCTACAGCAGCAGATGCTGCAGATGGCACAGATGATTGACCAGCTCTCCGGAGGCCAGACACAGATGGCTGCATCGGTTGCCGATCAAATCAACATGTCACTGGATGGCGGCCAGCCGAACGGAGGCATGGCACAAATGCCGCAACAGCTTGACAACTCAACCGGCATTGCCGGTGAATCCGGCCACATGACAGACGCCAGGGAAAGAGCTGCGGACAGCACATCACCAACATGATTAGGAGGGGAACATGATCATTATTAAGTATGAAAAGCGTGAAAACGGTTTTGGCCTCTGGATAACCGGCCATGCAAAGTATGCGGAAGAAGGAAAGGATATTGTCTGCGCTGCAGTATCAGCTCTTTACTACGCCATAACCAATTACTGTATCCAGAACGCGCAGCGCTGTGATTATGAAGCGGATCCGGGAGACAGCTACGTCATTGCCTATGGCCTTGACATGGAAGTTTTCAAGGCCATTCTTACCGGATTAGAAGTTATTTCGGAACAGTATAAGGATTATGTGCTCCTCAAAGAAATCATCACCAGGGAGCCGGTAGAGGACATAGAATGGTGACCTTTTTTATTAAAGGGAAATCTGAAAAACTATACACAATAAGGGTCGTGACCTAACACAGATATCAGAAAGGAGCTATATGCCCTACATATTAAATCTGCAGTTATTTGCAGATGATGCAGCTGGAGCTGAAGTCAGCTCAGAAGGCGCCGCTGCCGCCATAGCCGGAAATCCTGACGTTAATGGAGTAGCTACCGGAAACACAGGAGAGCAGGCCGCACCTGCAGCCGGGGATCAGACCGGAGAAGACTCCTGGGAGTCGCTGATCAATGGTAAGTATAAGAAGGAGTATGGAAAAGCAGTAAAGGACGCCGTACAGAAGCGCATGCGCAACCAGAGAGACCTGCAGTCACAGGTTGACCGGATGAATCCGCTGGTAGCCGCACTCGCAAATAAGTATGGGATCCAGGCAGCACAGGATGGATCTTACGATCTGGACGCTTTAAACAATGCCGTACAGAATGATAACTCGCTCTTTGAGCAGGAAGCTTTCGAACGCGGCATGTCCGTCGAGGAATTAAAGCATGTAAAAGCTCTGGAACGTGAGAACGCACAGCTCCGCAATCAGTCACAGCAGGCTCAGCGCCAGAGAGACTGGGAGGAGATCACGCAGGAGAGCGAAGCGCTGAAAAAAATCTATCCTGACTTCGATCTGGAAGAAGAGATGATGAATCCGATGTTTGGCCGCGTACTTGCGACCATGAGAAACTCCGGATTCCCTAATTCGGTCCAGACCGCATTTGAAGCCGTACATCGTGAAGAGATTATGGGCGGAGCAATGCAGTATGCAGTGCAGAGAACCGCATCACAAATCTCAAAATCCATCCAGGCGGGCCAGAAAAGACCTGTGGAGA